GGAGCAGCAGCAGGTGCTGCCGGAACGGGAGCCGGAGCAGCGGCGACAGGTGCGGGCGCAGCGACCGGCGCCGCAGGTGCGGAAGCGGCCGGCGCGGGAGCAGCCGGAGCAGCGGCCATCATAGGAGCTGCGCCTTGGCCTCCGCCCGGTCCACCCGTCACGACGGCGGGGTTGATCCGGTCAACCTCGTTCCGCATCGAGCCCGAACCCTTGGGGTACTCCTTGATGGTGACTTGCACGCGAGCGTACTTGCCTTCCATGATCGAGGCCAGCTGCTCGGGCTGCGGGTTGGCCGCGAACTCTTCGTTGCCGATGCCGAGGTTCTTCATCGCAAGGAAGAACATCGACAGCGCCGGCGGGGACTCAGGCGACACGACCTGATTGGCCCAGAGCTTGCGGTTGGTGTGAGGACCCGCGACGACGTTCATGGTCATCTTGAACATGACCTTGTCGTTGCTGGTCTTCGTCGCCTCAGCTTTGGTGATCTGGACGTCGTAGGAGTCCTTGGGCAGCGGCTCGAAGCCTCCGCCGGAGTTGTCCATGAGTTCACGCCAGTTGATGGCACCGCTGCCTGCTGCTGCGGGCATGCCGCCGGACTCGGGAGTGGGGATCGTCATTCGCTTGTTCCTTCCGTAGTGGTGGTTGCTGCGGGTGCTACTTCGCCGAAGACCATATCCAGCATCTTCGTCACGGTCGGCTCGTCAACGACGTCGCCGAGCCTTCCCTGGACTCGCTCGCCCGCTTCGAACTGCGGGTGGGGCGTGACCAGAAGTCGTCGGATCTTGCGACCCGGTTGGGTGGGATCGTCGTTCTGTATCTCCTGCACGTACATGTACCCGATCACGTCGAGGAAGTACGGCATGGTTGTGGCCAGCTGGCCCTGCACGTAGGGCCGCCACTTACCGTCTCGCTGCGTTGTCATGGCCGTCATGATCACGGCCTGTATCGGACGGGTTGGGTGCTCGGTCAAGTCGCGAAGACCGCGTACCAACCACTCCATGTGGTCGAGCACCTGGCCCCACTTCTTCATGTCCATCTGCTCATCCAACGTACGCAGGCTGTCCTTCAGTCGCTTCTGAATCTCGGAGATCGAGTCGACCACGACGGAGATGAACGGGTGGCTGCCTGAGTTGAGCCACTCGAAAGCTCGGACCATGACGGAGTACTCCCGCACCAGTACGACGCAGATCTCCCAGTCAACTGAGTAGACTGTGGCGTCTGCCTGCGGTTCGATCCGACCCTGGCCTGGCACTGGTGGTGGCTCCCGCATGGGATCCCAGAACACCTTCACGCCAGGCAGGAACCTGTACGCAGCTTCAGCGTCAAGAAGCAACATCGGCTTGGGAGCCGTTGCGGCGTACGTCGACTTGCCGACCTTCGTGTCCGAGTGGATCAGGATGGACAGTGCTCGGTTCGTCATCCTTCCTCCTCTTCATCATTCATGGGCGCGAGATCATCCTCGCCGGTTACCCAGCGAAGCGCGGACGCAACACCGGACTCGTAGGTCATGCCAGGCCACTTGCCGTCATTCTCGACAGCCTCGTTGATCTGATCTTCGATCTCTTGCTCGGTTCTCATCATTCCGATACCTTCATTCCTTCATCCTCAGCGGCGTACCGCTCGTGGGGATCCACGTGCGTGAAGTACTCTTCTGTAAGACCATCCACGTTCGAACCGTCATCCATCATTGGGCAGATCATGAAGAAGTCGCACTTCCACGTGCAGTCCCTGGACGGACGCGGCGGGCACATGTACTGGTGGTCAGCCCCGCCGTCTAACGCCTGCCGAGTCAGGACCAGCTCCTCGAGGATCTTGTGCACGCGGATCCACGTGTTGCGCAACGTGGTGTCGTTGTGTCGGATCTCAGTCCTGCCGTAGAATGGCGGCTTGGCCGTGGCGGTTCGCTTGACCTTCCGCAGCATGTTGTAGAGGCCACCGTCGGTCCGCCACTGCGGTTCGTTGCCCGTCTTGTGCAACGAGTCCAGTCGCTCGAGCAGATGATAGAACTTCATCTGCTCGTCAAGCGGGAGCATGCGAACGGGCGTGGTCAGATCAGGAACCGACTTGTGGTCGAGGAACAGGCGAGCGCCGTCAACCTTGCGGTGCACTCGCTGGTCCAGCTTGCCGCGCATCAGAACTCCTTTGACGGCCGACGGAACCTCGATGACAGTCTCCGCATCAACCAGTTCGATCCCTTCGTCAGCCGCTTCTTCAGCCACCCACTCGACGTAGCCTTCGAGCATCGCTTTGACGAGGTCCTGCTCTTTCCGCATCTCCGTGATCTTGTCGGGATAGTCGGCGAAGAGCTTCTCATCCTCCGCGTAGATCTCGTTGGCGACATCGACCGGGTTCCGCTGCTCCTCATACATCGCGCACAGCGCAACGTGCAGCCTGGTCCCCAACTGTCGGGCACCCGTCGGCTTATCCTTGTTGCGACGGATTCCGAGCTCTTTGTAGTAGGACAGATACCACCGTCGCCGGCAGTCCTTCCACGTCTGGATCTCCGAGTTGCTGACCCTGATCGGATCGTCTAACCATTCCACTGCCATCAGTTCTTCGCCTTTCCGTACACCGTCTCGTAAAGCCGGCGAGCAGCTCGTACCGCTCGTGTCCGGAAGCGAGCAGCTCCATCAACGTTCAGACGATCGCCTGGTCGGACAGCCACCGTGATGACCTCTGGCTCACCGAGCTCTACGAACATGTCCTCCGAGAGCACGTACTGTTCGTCAAGTTCCGATTCTTCATTTGGCTCGTACGCCACCATATCCGAGAACGGTTGTTCAGTGACCTTGTGCATGATGACTTCGTGCTTCTCTAACCTCATGTCAGTCCTTCCCTAGAATCATCTTGAGTGTTTCTCGGTCTCGCATGATCTCCTCGAGCCGTTCGGCCTTGTTGCCCAGCACGACTCGCTGCCGTTCTTCAACCGTGTTGGTTGAGATGATGTCGAGGATCGTGACCTTGTCATGGATCTCAGAACCGATGCGGTGCACTCGGTCCTCGGCCTGCGAGTTGTCGATCATCGACCACGACCGCTGCAGGAACACTGCGGTCGAAGCTTGCGTGAGCGTGATGCCGATGCCGCCCGCTGCAATCGTGCACAGGATCGCCCTGGTCCGTCCAGCCTGGAACTCGTTCTTAGCGTGTTCCCGTTCGTCGGGCGTCTGACCGCCAACGATCAGCCCATGCGAGATGTCGTGTTTCGTCAGTGCGGCGCTGGCGAGTTCGATCAACTGCCGGGACTGGGCGAACACGACCAGCGAGTCATTGCCCATCTCCTCGAGAATCTCCAGCAGGGCTGTGACCTTGTTACTCGGTGCGGTCAGCCGTACCTGGCCTTCCTCATCGAGCTCCGCGTAGGCCGAGGCGAATTGTGACAGGCGAGTCAGCTGGGTCAGCGGGTTTACGGATACCGTCACCCCTTCGTCCAGCATCGCGATCAGGTTGGCCTCCATCTGTCGGTAGGCTCGATCCTGCTTCTGCGTCATCTCCACGTACCTGGTTGAGTACGTCTTCTTCGGCAGGAACGGCAGGACTGCTGCCTTGGGCATACGCCGCATCCGAGGATCAACGGACAGGAAGAACTCATCCTTTGTCTCGGGCTTGAGACCGATGACCGTCATGCCACCGAACGGATTAAAGCTCGTAAGACAGTAACGGTCAATGTAGCGGGTACGGCTGGGGTGCTCATCGCCGGCGATGAAGTTGAGCGCGGGCCACAGGTCGTGCGGCGCATCAGCGATGGCGGTCCCTGTCAGTCCGAACTTGATGGTCGTGCCGCTGCTGGGCAACGCCCAGATAGCCATCGTCTGCTTGGCTTTTGGATTCTTCATCTTGTGCGCCTCATCAACGATGACTGTCTTCCAGTCGATCGCATTGAGTTCTTTGGGGCACCGTTCACATCGGCCTGGCTGGTTGCTCGGGATGTCGGCAAGGGTTGCATCACAGGACAGACAACGCTTCAGTCGGACGCCCGGGTACGCTTTAAGCCGCGTGTGTGACCGCAGCCCTTCGAAGTTGATGACGTACACGTGGGCAGGGTCAGCGATGATCTTCCGACGTGCTGCGGCTGAGCCTTTGATGACGTTCACCTTGAGGCCAGGGAACCACTTGTCGAACTCGGCTTTCCACGTGAGGGTCATGTTGTTTGGCGCTACGACGATGGCAGGGAACGGTTGCTCTCCCTGCCGTACCATGTTCATCAGCGTGCGGATGGTCTGTACGGTTTTGCCCGTGCCCATCTCATCGCATAGCAGAGCTCGGCGAGCGTAGGTAAGGAACTGAACACCGGCACGCTGAAAGGGGTACAGATCCTCATCGCCCTCAGCCTCCCACGCGTTCCTAAGTGCGATGGCGGGATCGACCCTCGTGCGCCGTTCTTCGTTGGCCCAGTCGATCAACCCCTCTCCGATCACCAGCCTGTCGGCGAAGAGGCCGCGCAATTGCAGACACGTGGTCCAAGTCTTGGGCGCGAACCACCGGTGCGCATGCAGGTCGTACCTGGCTCCAGGCAGCATCTTGATCAGTTCCTTGTCGCGGAACGGGTTGCTGCTTTCGATCAGTACGCGGGTGTCATCGAACACTTCGATGCTCACGGTGTAGTCGTCCATCAATCCTCCATCTGCTGACAGCTAGACACTATCCGATTGCTGGTGATAAGTACAGGATTCATGGGATGTCTTATTGCGAAGACACGTAGGTGATGATGCGGTCGTCCATCCACTTGCGAGCAAGCATAAACATGCCCAAGTGGCGGGCTGCATCGTTGGCATGGCCCTTCCCTGGTCGGTGCCAGTCGAGCACCTTGAGCATGTCGTCAGACATCAATCGCTTAGCCGCTGAGGGTTGCTGCAGGACCAGCTTCTGCTGCCCGTAGATCTCGGAGAACATACGCGCCACACCGATCAACTCCAGGGACCAAGTTGCCTGCGTATTCTTAGCCGTGTTGATCGTGATGAGGAACGACTCGGACACAAGGTCAATGTTCCCATGCGTCGTGGCGCATCCTACCGCCTCTGAGGGGTCAAGCAGCAGCCGACAGGTCTCATTGAAGTCGGTCTGCCCAGATCGAAACTCGCGGGTCTCGTTGTCGTAGGTCGCCCAGCCCGTCATCTTACCGGGGTCCAGCGCCAAGGTGTATCGTCTCACGTGTCTTCCTTCCATCGGCCGTGCACGTCGAGGTGGTCACCTTCATGCAGTCGAGCCAGCATGCAGGTACGGATCTTGCGTACGCCTTCGAGCTTGACGACGCAGCACTTCTTGGTCTTACGCATCACGTCCACCTGTACGTGACAGACACGCCGTCGATGAAGTCACGAGCCAGATGCGTCACGTGTTCATCGTCCGTCATCCCACACTCGAGGGTAACCTCTGTGCGATGACTCAGGTCGAACTTCTTGGTGGCGCCGCAGATCACTGCGTCTACCTCAACTTCCTTCATGAGTCACGGTCGCTCTCTGAGGCCAGCGCCTCGGGGTTGGGGTCGCCTCTTGGGTCTTGTCCCTGAGCGCGATCATTAGTTCGCTCATGAGTCGGAAGGCTTCGCTTTGAGTAAGGCTGATCCGATCGAACTTGGCACGCTTGCCGACCATCAGGCGTGCGTGGATTCCTTCATCGTCGCGGCTCACGCTGTGGAGTCGGTACTCGGTAGCCATCACGTCACTCACTCTCTGAGGCTTGCAGATCGAACACTGTGATGTAGCCGGATCGGGGCGTCATCGGGTGGCCTCGGCTTCTCTCTGAGCGGCGTGTT